ATAACTGGATCCGCCGGATCTGCGAACAGACTGACCCAAGCGAGATTTATTAACAATGCTCTTTTTGACGGTCAGACAGATATCACAGTCAAAGCCAGCACTACAAACAAACTTAAAAAAGGTTCGTATCTCACGGGCAGCGACTTCGACGGCAGCACAGAGCAGACCTGGTCGGTCGATGCTAGTTCAGCTAACATAATCGGTAAAGTGGTAGCGAGAAATTCCGAAGGCGGATTTGCCGCAGGTACGATCACGGCTAATTTAGTAGGAAACGTGACTGGAAATGTAACCGTAGATACGGGTACTAGTTCTTTCAATGTAGTGCAAGCCAACACTTTCGTAGGAGAAATATTGACTGGTACTGCTAATGCTGCTAGACAGTTAGTCAACAATCCCAAGATAAACGGAGTGACATTTACTGGCCTAGGCGATGTCACGGTACCCGCCGCGGCAGACACATTAACGGCCAATACTTTAGCTGCTAATGTTGTCAATTCTTCATTGACCAGCGTAGGGACGTTGGTCAATCTATCAGTCAATGACACGGGTATAAACGTAGGCAGCGCCAGCCAACTAAGGCTTTTGGTAGATGCTGCTGTACCGACTGTTAGGTCATCGACAGGTAGCCTTAATTTCGATATAGGACCCAGCGGTCCGGACATTAGTTTTGTTAATGGTGCTACTGCGCTGTCGCTGGGCGGCCCTAACGCCCCGGCTATCATAGGTGACAATACCACTAATCTCGGTATCACAGGATATAAATTTAATGGTGTTTATGCCAACAATTTCTATGGAAATGCTGATACTGCGACTGTAGCTACTAGTGCCACAAACATAGTCGGCGGCGGCCTAGGAGCTATACCTTATCAGACTGCGGCAAATACAACTGCCATGTTAGGTCTAGGAGCCGATGGATACATTCTAAGATCGAGACCTGCAGGTCCTGCCTGGGAAGCATTGGGATCCGAAAGTCTCACCAAGGGATCTTACATTAATTTTGTTAATACTACCACCAGCGCTGTTGCTTCTACATACAATCTCAACATTCCAGTAACTATCTCAGTAGATGCTACTACTACAAATACCGCTAACAAAATCGTTGCTAGAGATGCTAGTGGTAATTTTGCCGCAGGCACGATCACAGCTAATCTAACTGGTGATGTCGCAGGTAATGCCACGACTGCTACAAGATTAGCCACACCGAGAACGATCAACGGTGTGAGTTTCGACGGCACGGCTGATATTACAGTCACCGCTTTAGATGCTTCTAAGGTGGCCAAGACCGGTGACTCAATGTCTGGATTTCTTACTCTTAACGCGAATCCAACTTCAGCGCTACACGCTGCGCCTAAGCAGTATGTCGACAGCAGATTACCGCAATTTCAATTCACTTACGGACAGGTTACCTGTGTGGGATTTACCAATCAGGTAGGAAGCTTTAATGACGGATCCAACTATTTCGATGTGTTTCCTCCTTCTGGTAAAACTGTTGCCAATCTAGTAGCGTTTATTCCATCTTTGAACACTGTACATTATGCTGGCGGCGTTAATGGTGATGATAGTATTAGAACACAGTACCAAGTACAAGGTGATAGAATCCGTGTATGGGTACAAAATACGGAACAGAGGTCGACACCCGCCGGCAATTATTTGGCTATTTGGAGTTAATGATGCATTATGTCTGTATAGAAAACAACGAAGTTATTGGAATATTAGGGTACGAACCTAATGTTCCGCTGTCCGTATCTGTGCAACAGATCACAGATGAACAAAATTTGCAGATGCAGTCGGGCACGCATTATTTTGATATACCATCTAAAACAGTAGTAGCATTTCCTGGTTCGATGCAGGCGCAACGCAATCAAGAGCTCGCTAACGGTCAAGAAAGAGAATTTTTAAACAGCACAGACTGGAAAGTGATGAGACACATACGGCAAAAAGCACTAGGTATACCTACCAGCTTGTCTGATGCCGAATATATAACTCTAGAACAACAAAGACAGGCAGCTGCCGCTAGAATAGTATAATTCAATAAATATAACAAATGTTCGGAGCCCATAAATGTCATATCAAGTAAACAGATTTAACGGTCAGATCTTAGTAAATGTCGCCGATGGTACCATAGATACTACCACGGATCTGCGATTAGTAGGTAGGAATTATGCGGGTTACGGTGAAGTGCAAAATGAAAATTTCGTGCATTTGCTGGAACACTTCGCCAATAATACAGCACCCCCTCGTGCTCTTGCCGGACAGATTTGGTATGACAGCAATTCTACCACGAAAAAAATCAAATATTATGATGGTAGCCGTTGGAAAGTAGCCAGCGGTGCAGAAGCCAGCGCCAGCGCTCCGACCGGATTAAGCACCGGAGATTTTTGGTGGGATACCACTGCTAAACAATTGTATGCCTGGACCGGTACAGAATTCTCTCTAGTAGGTCCAGAAGCCAGTCCAGATCTAGGATCTTCAATCATTTCGGCCGCAGTGGTCAAAGGTACCACGGCTACTGATCTTGGACCACACACGGTATTGAAAGTCATAGCTGACGACAAGGTCGTTGGAATTTTCAGCAAAACACAATTTACCTTAGATTCGGTTCAAAATCCCATAGAAGATTTTTCTGTGATCAAAAAAGGATTCACTCTGGCAAAATCTATCAGTGGAGTCAGCACAGACAATTACGTGATGTGGGGCACAGCTCAAAATGCCAATCTCCTCGGAGGGGTTCCTGCCGCTAACTATCTCCAGGTTGGTGATAATGAATTCACTGAAGAAGTTATTTTCAAAGATCCGGGATTCACCGTAGGTGACGGTAATGATCTTAGGATTCGTGTCGAAAATGGTGACGAAGTAATAGTTGAAAACAGATTAGGTAACCCTATTTACTTTAGGATAACAGTGGCTGAAAATACTGACGAACGTGACATCGCCATCGTCAGATCTACCGGTATATTTCCTGGTGTGACTAATTCATACAAACTAGGCGGAACATTGCCTAATTCCACGGCAGTGCTGCGCTGGTCGGAAGTTAATGCTACGACATTCAACGGAGAATTAATTGGTAATGTCACCGGCAATGTCACAGGTAACATAACCGGGAATACTATCGCCACAGATGCCACGGTAATGATTAATGCAACTACCAGACAGATAGGTTTCGTAGGAGCGACCATTGTAGGTACGCTAACCGGAAGCTGTACAGGTTCAGCAGCCACTGCCACAAATGCCAGCCAGCTAAATTCTTTGCTTCCGTCTGTATCTGTTCCAGGGGGTGCAGTACAGTCCATTCCTGTGCGTGATGCCAGCGGAAATATCACGGCCAACCAATTCATCGGTATTTCAGACAACACCGATAGGATGAGAATCAATGATGCTGCTTCTGACCCAGGCTGGAACGGTGCGGTAGTCAGCACACAGTATAGATCAGCTAAAACGACCAAAACAGCTTTCACTATAGCAGCTAGAGATTCCAGTGGAAACTTATCGGCTAATATATTCGATGGAACTGCTACTGCAGCTCAATATGCGGATTTAGCGGAAAAGTACCTCACAGATCGAGATCTAGAAACAGGTACGGTAGTGACAGTAGGAGGAGATGCCGAAGTCAGATCTACAGTGTTCGGTGATCGTGCGATTGGTGTGGTAAGCACAAACCCTGCTTTTATGATGAATAAAGATCTAGAAAATGGTACATATATCGCTCTGAAAGGTCGGGTTCCTGTCAAGGTTGTTGGTTCGATACGCAAAGGGGATAGGCTGATCGCTACAGATAATGGATGCGCTATTCAGGCTAGTTTTTATCAGTATTCGGATGTATTTGCTATGGCTTTAGAATCTAGCAATGATGTAGAAACAAAATTGATAGAGGCGGTGATTTTATAGTGGCGATAGGGAATCAGATAGAAGATACCGACTATAACGCCTTACAGGATAAAGTCCAAGCGTTGTTAGGAACAGGTTCGGGCAGCAGGGGTTATGGTCAGCCAGTGACGTCGGCCGATGTTTTTCAAGGAAATATTATTACCTTTGCTCAATGGGATGCACTAAGAAATGATATTCTATCAGTTAGAGTTCATCAGGTCGGAACGACTCCTGTATTGGCCAGCATAGTTAAGGGCACTCCTATAAATTTTGCTATTATCAGCAACTATAGTTCTGTATTAGATGTAGCAGATGCTAACAGATTTAATATAGGTCCAGGACAATCTTCCGTTTCGACTAAGGCTACCCAGACGACCAGTTCGTCCTGGAGCACACAGGCTCAGGCCGTTCTAACAATGACATTCGCTAATTCAAATGATGCTAGATATTTTTTTAACAGTGGTGGCAAGATAAGGATCATAGGTAGTAGATCTGGGGGATCTGACACGTCTCAAAACAACGCCTGGACTACTTTTTTAGCAAATATTGGAACGATTTCTTTCGGAGCAGCCACTAGTGCTTTAGTAAACTTTTATGATTTGACTCTCTCTTATCAAACTTTTTATCAAACCGGACTAAGCACTCCTTATTCGGCCAATTTTTATAGATTAGAAGCTGCCTGTGATGTCGCAAGTAACAGCTCAGGAACAGCCACCCAAGTTCAAATACGCATCACTCTTAGAGATGATTACGTAGATCCAGGACCACCTGCTCCCGGCGATACCGTAGACGGCACGCTGACTCTTACAGTTGAAGAACTAAAAGCAGCAGGAGCCTTATTTCCCACAGGCACGTTTGCTATAACCAGCCCTTCTTATTCATTATCGGCTATTAGCCTCACATAAATTTTCATACCTATCCGTGGCACATATAAATAAACTGACTAGTTTATAGGAGAAGGTATGGATGATCAATTAAAAGCGGCCCTGGATTTTTCTAACTTTCGCCAGGCGCTTTCGACTCAGCAACGAATCTTAAAAGAAAAAGCTCAGGCCAATTTAACCTATGGCATCAACGGCGGTATATTTAAAATCACCCAAGAATTGATCAGCTTTGTTAAAATGTTATTAGATCTAGATAGAAAAACTAATACGATATTATTAGATCACAACGACAATCCTATTTTGATAGAAGATTTAACACGTTTTCAACAAGAGATAATGGATAGATATTTTACGGTTACTAACGAATATTTTGATTCCATTCAGAAATTAAAAAAAGCGAGATCTATGGAGAAATTGTTAGATCTATGACCAGGGGAATTTTGATATTCGCACACAACAATAGAGATATCGATTATGCTTTGATGTCTATCATATCTGGTGGATTAGCTAAAAAACATTTAGATTTACCAGTATCGTTAGTCACTGATATATCTACTATAGATTGGATGAAACATTCAGATATTTACGACAAAGCACAAGTTGTGTTCGATAAAATCTTAATCACAGATAAACCCAAAACTGATAATTCTAGGAGATTGCACGACGGCGATAGTTCTAAGTTTGTTCCTTTTGTTAATCTAAACAGAAATGATGCATACGAACTAACACCGTATGATCAGACTTTACTGATTGATAGCGACTACTTAATATTCTCTGGCACACTTAATAATTTTTGGGAATACAGTGATAGAGTTTTATTAGGATCTGCAATCAATGATATCGTGGGATCAGATAGATTAGGTTATCATGATAGATATACTTCGGATACAGGTGTGCATCTGTATTGGGCTACAACTGTGATGTTTACAAAAAATGAATATGCTAAATCATTCTTTACTATTTTAGCTTATGTCAAAAATAATTATCAATATTTTTCAGATCTTTTTAGATTTTCTGTTAGAAATTACAGAAACGATATCGCGTTTAGCATAACGCAACACATCATCGATGGGTTCGAGACGAAATCGACGGTACATTTACCTGCGGTATTTTCGTGTTTAGACCGAGATATTCTGTATTCTGTAGACGACACAGGCAAAATTTTATGCCTAATTAACAAGACGATCGATGGCAAGTATTTTCCAGTTGTTCTAGAAGGTACTGATATCCACTTGATGAACAAGGCCAGCATCGTTAGAAATTCAAAAAAATTATTAGAGTTAGTATGAACTTTGGATATCTTTTAATCGTCAATCAGCAGGACGATACACATGATTATGCTAGATTAGCCTACGCATTATCTCTCAGTATAAAAAACACGCAGAAGCCGGGATACGATCAAATAGCTCTAATTATTAACGATAAAAAATATTTAGATGGACATAAATCATTATGGGTCTTTGATCACATAATCGAATGGTCGGACAAAAAATTCTGGGATGGTAGAAGTTATATGGATAGGTTAAGTCCTTTTGAGAATACTGTTTGTCTTGACGTAGATATGATTTTTTTGAGAGATTATAGTCATTATATAGATTATTTTTTAGAAAATTGCGATTTGTTTGTTGCCAATAAATCTTATACATATAGAGGTGAACCTGTTGAAGATAACTTTTATAGAAAGGCTTTTATAAAAAACAGTTTACCGAATCTATATAGTTTTTATACTTTTTTTAAAAAAGATTCGATTTTAACAAAAGAATTTTTCACTCTGGTAAGGCATATTACCGAACATCCTAAAGAATTCTCTAATTTATTTTTGACTGAACATAAACCTCGAATACTAGGTACCGATGAATCTTTTGCGTTGGCCGCAAAGATTTTAGGTATTGAAAATGGCATATCCTATGATCTAGATTTTCCAAAAGTGGTTCATTTAAAACCTATGATACAAAATTGGCCTTGGCCAGCAGATGTAGTTACGCATCATGTTGGATTGTACCTAGACACAAAAGGTCAATTAAAGATCGGTAATTATCAGCAAACTGGTATAGTTCATTATGTAGAAAAAGATTTTATCACAGATGAACATATTAATATTTTAGAGGAAGTAGCATGGAAGAAATAATTTCTTTTGATGAAAGTGTTAAATTTTTTCCTGTAAAGTACAAGGCAACTTTTAATCCTATATCAGGTGAAGTTTATGCGGTAGGTCCCTCAATTGCATTTACGGGAGAAAAACATACGATTGATCTAGAAAATGATCTAGCAGAAATGATCATCGAAGGCAAGATTAATATTATTAATTGTGCGGTTGACATAAGATCAATGACTTTTGAGTTATTAGAAAAAAAGACAGTAGCAAAAATAGATGACATTCTACACAAGATAATTGAGGATAAATGGTCAGAAATAGATTGTCCTGATATCTTTTTAACTTATAACAAAAAAAAGAAAGAGTTTACTGTTGAATTGACCGAAGAGTTTTTCGGTACTAAAAAATTACCAAAAAAATATCAGCCGGTGACAAAGCGTAAAATTATTTGGGATGGCGAAACTGCTTTGAATTTTTATGTCACAGAATATAATGATCCGCACAAATTATACAGCCAATTTAAGGTATTGATTAAAGATTTAAATGATAGTAAAATAGTGATAAAAGATATAGATGTGCCTTCAAAGTTCACGGTATATACCAGACGTGTTCTTAAAAATTATACAATTAAAATAATATGAAAACGATTGAATTTGATGTAGTTTTTCTAAGTTATGATGAACCCAACGCAGATCTACATTATGCTGATCTTTGTAATAAGGTACCCTGGGCAAAAAGAGTGCATGGAATAAAAGGCAGTGATGCAGCGCATAAAGCCGCAGCACAGTTATCGGAAACTGATCGATTCGTCACTGTAGATGCAGACAATATTGTCTATACTTCTTTCTTTAATTTAGATTTGGATCTTAGGAAAGAAATTGACGTATATAGTTGGGTAGGAAAAAATATTATTAATGGTCTTATGTACGGTAATGGCGGAGTTAAATTATGGAAAAAAGATTTTGTTCTAAACATGAAGACTCACGAAGCCAGCAACAGCGATCGTGCTCAAGTAGATTTTTGTTGGGAAAAAGGATATAGACAATTTTCAGATTGTTTTAGTGATGTAATTATTACTGGTTCTCCATTCCAAGCATGGCGAGCAGGATTCCGAGAAGGTGTAAAGATGACCTTGCTCGATGGAGTTAAAGTACCACCGCAGGAAATTAAAGAACGCATTTGGTGGCATAATATTCATAGACTGCGCATGTGGTCAACCGTCGGTGCCCATGAAGAGAATGGAAAATATGCTGTTCTTGGCGCACGTATGGGGACCTGGATGACTAATTGCACAGATTGGGATTATGTTGATGTTCGCGACTTTGAAATTTTAAGAAATATTTATAATCATAATATTGATCACAATACTGTAGAAGATGATATTAAAGAGTTTGGAGAAAGAATTAAATTAAGATTAGGTCTAGATTGGCCTTATCTTGACCCCCAGCAGAGTAAATTTACCCTTGATCTATATAATGAAACTATGAATCTTAACGATACATATTTCAGGATGCCGGTTCCTGCAGATGTATGATATTTTTTATGTTAACGGGACCAACACGGGCTTTTCAAAAATAAAGTCTAAGTATCCTCGCGCCCAACACATAACGAACATATCTAGTTATTCTGATATTAGTGCAAAATCTTTTACAAAGCTGTTCTGGGTCATATGGAACGATGTAGAGTTGGCAGACACTTTTGATCTTAACGAATACAGAGCCACTAAGTGGGATGATATGTATGTTCACGTTTTTAAAAACGGAGAATATTTTGATGGTATTTGTTTATTTCCAAAGAACTTAGAAATTACACAACGTGAATTTAATCACCGATTTTTCGTAGCAAAGAAAGACATTAATATTTGTGCCAGCACTCCTAAACAATATCCAATACATGTAATTAATTCTTATGAACAGTACTTGAACATTACAGATAGTATGTTTTGGGCAGTTTGGCCGGAAATAGAGATTACGGACACCAATATTTTTAATTTATATTTTAGTCACCACAATGTGTATGATAGAAGAGAAAATCATGTATTTAAAAATACATTTAACAATACAGAAATATACCCCAACGGTCTAATATTGTTTTCTAAAGAAAAGAAAATTAGTCAGCGAGAGTTTAAACATAGATTTTTAATTGAAAAGAAAGAGCACGATATAGTAGTATCTAAGCATCGGTTATATGATGTTGTGTTTATTAGTTACAATGAACCTAATGCAGACGAAAACTATAATAGACTTCTTAATAAATGTCCTCGGGCAAAAAGAGTCCACGGCGTTAAAGGAATACACCAAGCACATATACAAGCAGCTCAATTATGTAATACTGACATGATATGGATTGTTGACGGTGATGCTATTGTCGATGATAAATTTAACTTTGATTTAGTTATGTCTAGTTATGATACAGACTGTGTTCACGTGTGGCGTAGTAGGAATCCTATTAACGATTTAGAATACGGCAATGGCGGTGTTAAATTATTACCCAGACAATTAACTATAGATATGGATGTTAACACTTCTGATATGACTACTAGTATATCTAAAAAATTCAAAGCTATGGAATCTGTATCGAATATTAATTCATTTAACACCGATGAGTTTACAACCTGGCGATCAGCCTTTAGAGAATGTTGCAAATTGTCTAGCAGAATTATTGAACGACAGCACGAAGAAGAAACGCAGCGTCGATTAGATATTTGGTGTTCGGTTGGTAATGATAAACTCTTCGGCGAATATGCAATTAAAGGAGCAAATGCAGGCCGCCTTTACGGAGAAGCAAATAAGAATAATTTAGATGCTTTGATAAAAATTAATAATTTTGATTGGTTACGGGAACAGTTCAATGGAATTTAATCGTAATATTAAAGGCAACGAACTTAAAAAAATTAATGGTAGATATGAATCTCGTTATCTTTCCGATTCAGAATTTGTGCATAATGAGTTAAACAAAGTTAGCCCTAGTTTCTGTTTAGCTAAATGGTATAATGTAAGTATACACATTCCTACCGGCAAAACACATAGTTGTTATCATCCTCGAGCGCATCAAATTCCATTAGAAGAAATTCGGATCGATGTTAGTGCGTTACATAATACCAAATATAAAAAAGAACAGCGCAAATCAATGCTCGAAGGTACACGTCCAGCCGAATGTGAGTTTTGTTGGCAAATAGAAGACAGTGGAAATCAATTAAGCGATCGTGCCTACCGTAGTAAGGATGTTTACGAACCGGGATTAATAGAAGAAGCACAATTAGTTGAAAACCCTAATCCTCGATACGTTGAAGTAAATTTTAATCAGGCCTGTAATTTTAAATGTTCTTATTGTAGCCCGCACCTTAGTACAGCCTGGCATAAAGACATTCAAAATGACGGAGCTTTTATCTTAAAAGATAGGTGGCATAATGACATTACCTGGATGAAAAGTCTTAACATAGATAACAGCCCAGACAATCCATACTTGTTGGCGTTCTGGGAGTGGTTGCCGCAGATATATCCTACGCTACATACCTTCCGTATGACTGGCGGCGAGCCTCTAATGGATAAAAATACATTTCGTATGTTTAATTATGTTAAAGAGCATCCTAAAAAAGATTTACATCTAAGCATAACAAGTAACTGCTGCCCACCAGGCGACCAATGGTCTAAGTTTATGTCTAGTCTAAAAGAAATAACAGACAACAATGCAATAGACCACTTTATGTTATATTGTAGTTTAGACTCGTGGGGACCACAGGCAGAATATATTCGAAACGGTATGGATTTTAATTTGCTGTATAGTAACGTATGTGATTATTTGCAAAATAGTGATAAGCATAGCCTGACATTTATTATTACATTTAATGTTTTAAGTTATACCGGCTTTTATAACTATATAGAAAATATTCTTAAATTAAGAAAACAATATAATAACGGCCGCCAATTAATATGGTTTGATGTTCCTCAGTTAATGGATCCGGATTTTTTAAATCCTAAATTGTTGCCTGAATTAGTTACAGAATTAGAACGTACTGTAGAATTTATGAAACTTAACCCTGAGACTAGGTGGAATGAATTTAAAGGATTTAACGATTTTGAAATTAGTAAGGTACATAGATTAATTGATTGGATTAAATCTAATACTAATTTTAACGGCGAGTTAGCAATGGAAAATTTTTACTTATTCTTCAGCCAGCATGATGCACGAAGAAACACTAATTTTGTAAATACTTTCCCAGAGCTAGAAAATTTTTGGAACAACTGCGAGGAAAAATGCAAGAAAGCAGAGTAACGTTTATTAAAAACGTAAGAGATAGACTGAATAAGGTGGGTCCTGGATTTTGTTCAATGAAATGGTTGCACCAAACATTGTATCTACACACAGGAGATAATCATAGTTGTTATCATCCTCGTCCTCATCATATTGGTTTAGATGAAATTGCAGTTGATCCGAGTGCATTACATAATACTCGTTGGAAAAAAGAGCAACGTAAACAAATGCTAGAAGGTGGCCGCCCTGGCGAGTGTTATTATTGCTGGAACATCGAAGACCTGCCAGGTGATCATATTAGTGATAGGATGATTCATAGTAGCAGTGATTTTTCAGAACCATTAATTGAAAAGTTAGCAGAACTTCCGTGGGACGCTCCAGTGAATCCTAGATATCTAGAAGTTAGTTTTGGCAACGGTTGTAATTATCGTTGTGGCTATTGTTGCCCTCAAGCAAGTACAATGTGGACTGAAGAAATTAAAAAACATGGTAATTATGATCTAACTTACAACCAGTACGGAATTGAATTTTTAAAGTCGGGTAATTACTACGGTCCTAAAGATGAAAATCCTTACATCGAAGCATTCTGGAAATGGTGGCCAAGTCTTAAAGAAGATTTACATACACTTCGCATCACAGGTGGCGAACCACTAATGAATCCGGGTGCTATGCAGTTTTTTGATTTGTTAGAAAAAGAACCGGCTCCTAATTTAGAAATTACTCTTAACAGTAATCTCGGAGTAACTTTCGAAAAGGTTGATAGATTAATAGCACGAATTACAAGTCTTGTTCGACAAAAGAAAATTCGCAAATTTAGCTTTTTTACAAGTATAGATAGTTGGGGCGAACAAGCAGAATATATGCGAACAGGCCTAAAATGCGACCATTGGGAAAGAAATATGATCGAAGTTATTAAGGCTGGAACAACAGTTAATTTAATGTGCACCTACAACGTTCTGTGTGTGACAAACTTTCAGAAGTTATTGCACAAGGTAATTGAGTGGAGAGAAAAGTTCGGGTTTGATGCAGTGGCGTTTGATACTCCTTATCTTAAGGAGCCACCGCACTGGATGATCAACATTCTACCTGAAAAATTTATTAAATATCAAGAAGATACAT